GCAACGCTATGATTCAACCGATGATGTATTTCCAATTGGATAACATACCTATGTTTCATGGTGCTTATGTTATTACTAGAGTAAAACATAGCATAAAACCAAATCATATGACAACTAATTTTACTGGAAGTAGAATAAGAAAATCAGTAACACCAATATTTGAAGCTGGTGATTTATACATGTCTTTGATTGATACCATTAATGCCGCCAATGTAAACCCTTCAGAACCATCTAGACCACTAGGTTCAAAAGCGTTCCCACCAATAGTATTAACATTAATAGATAGAGGTGGAAATAATGGTAATCGAGATTCTTTAGGTTTATTACCTATTCAAACACCAGCTGGAATTTCAAACACAATAGCTGGGGATAAAGCTAAAAATCAATTAATCCCAGAAGCTGTAACAGCCCTTAATCAAATGTTAACAGATTGGGTTGTATGGATGAAAAGTCAAGGTTTTGCTGGTAACAGTGGCGTTTACGCATACATAAATAGCGGTTTTAGAACTATAGAGGAACAACAAAGACTTTATGATGAAGCAACATGTGAAGGTAGAAGATGTGTTGCTAGACCAGGCACTTCAAATCATGGATGGGGTATTGCGGTTGATTTTCAGTTCTTAACAAAAAGTGGTGCTATCATAAAAAATTATGTTGATAGCAAACCAAATGTTGGGCAAGGATATAATTTTAACATAAATGAATCTATAGTTTGGTTATTAGAAAATGGATACACATATGGTTGGATAATACCAGAAGCTTTAAGAGATGATACTGGCCTTGAAGAATTTTGGCATTTTGAATATCACGGTAAAAGTGCTGCGTGTATATTATCTCAGAGACCTAAAGTTAAAACGATTACAGTCAGCACCAATAAACCGTATAAAGATTTTGTTAGAAACCCTAACGATAAAAATAATACAGAAGCGGTTTATACAACATGCGATTATAAAAAAGTGGATAAAAACTTAGATGGAACCGAAGAAACTTATAAGTTGGAAAATAAAAACATTTCAGTCGTTCAACCATCATCGGCTGATATTCAATTTTACACCCAAATATTAACTAGTTTGGGTGCCCAAGCAACACCAGAAAACTTGAAATTTTTGTATGCTTGGAGACAAGCTGAAGGCGCTAAAGCGGCTTGGAACCCTTTCAACACAACACAAGGTAGCCCATCATCAACAGCCTTTTCTTGTTCTAAAGGAAAAGCATTTGTAAAAAACTACGCATCAAAAGATGCTGGTTTAAAAGCAACTGTAGATACTTTAACAAACGGTTATTACAAAGATATTGTTGATGGTTTAAAAAATAACATTGGCGCATATAAATTATCATTAAGTAAAAGTTTATTTACATGGGGTACTAGAGCTGGCGTTAATAATGTACTAGCTGGTAGCACTGTAAACCCACCAGCAATAAGCCAATCATCCGTTCAAGTAAAAACATGCAGTTAACTTGCAAAATTGAATAAATTTTAGTACCTTTGCGTGATATGGTAGCCAATATAGTCACAACAACAAAGGTAAATGCTCCAGAAGACTTTAACGTTGTAAAGTCAATTAACTCTATTATAGATGGGTTACCAACCCTTATAATTGGTTATGACTATGTATCAAAGCACTATCCAGATTTTGACATAACAGATGTTCAATTATCTGATAATCTTTATTGGACTTTTAAAAGAACCGAGAAAAGAGATAAACACGATGAAGATTTGGTTTGGTTTATAAATAAGGTTTATAAACAATTTACAGACAAAGTTGTGTATGTATTCGTTGACCCTATTCAATATAGGGGCAAAACAATGATGAAAATAATTAGAAAAATAAAGTCATTGGATAACATTATAACCTATGAACATGGTGAAATGCTGTATATGTATTCTGATAATTTTATCTTTGGGGTAGATTTAAAATTATTAAAATATATCGGTTTTGATTCAGACAAAATAAAAGATAAGGTAAAAGCCAGCAGTAGTGTATTTTTGAGAGAAAACGAGATACTTATAGAATATAAAAAATGCATCAATTATCTAAACGGAAACATTAGATTTGCACCGTACTTATATTCTATAAAAAATGGACAAAACGATTCTTCTAGCATCATTCATATTCCCAGAGAGAGTTGATTGGTTTATTAGTTATCTAGAAGCTAAATTTTCAATAACCAAAGACAAAGTTTTTTGTTATAAAAACTTGGATGATGAATCAAAAGTCATCATGACATTTAAGTTTAAATTTGAAAAAGATAAAAAAATAAACTTAAAAGACTTATTCCCAAATGCCGTACCTATTCACAAGAAAGGAAATGCTTTGTATACTATAAACGCTTTAAATAAACTAATTGATTTAAAAGTTGGTAGCGATATAGGAAACATTGACTATAAATCATATAAGATTGATTGGTCAGAATATCAAGATAGGATTATTTTATTAAACGGCCAAGAGCTAGGCATTTTCAAGATTCAGAGGATTTTTTAATGTGTTTGAGATATTTATATAAAAGATAACAACTTTAATAAACTAAAGTTATGGAAAATACGAATAAAAAAGAAACAAACAAAAAAACTGAAGACCTTATGAAAGCATTGAATTCAATGTTGGAAAACAGTGAAAATCCAAATATGGATTGTAGTTCTGGTGTTTGCGTAATAAAAGGCGACAAAAGCATTGTTGAAAGAATCAACAAGAAGATAATAACAGAAGACGGAAGACAATTATTATTCTAATGAAAAAGACTAAATTCAATCCTAGCTTGCTTAAGGAAGAACAAAATAGATTTAAACTTTTGTTAGAATATGATTTCTACCAAGAGAAAAAAGAAATTCCTGAGTTTAAAAACCTTATTTTAGGTGACACCATGGATGAGGCTGAAGAAGCCCCAGACGATTTGGAGTCAGAAGATAACATTGGAGCGGCTGCTGATAGTGTTGCAGCTGATTTAGGCGTTGAGGCTCCAGCTGGTGAAGAAGAAGTTACTGATTTACCAGATGAAGAACCAGCCGATGACGAAGAATTACCTGCGGATGACGAAGAAGCGCCTGCGGATGAACCATCTGGTGACGAGGTTGAAGTTGATGTCACCTCTATTGTAAAAGGTTCTGAAGAAGCTAAAAAAGCTGCTGATGCCGCTACAAAAAACACAGAAGTGTTGCTACAAAAATTGGCTGATTTGGAATCACGTGTTGCTAACATGACAGACATCACAAATAAAATAGAAGGATTAGAGCAAGAACTCATAAAGAGAAACCCAACACCAGTTGAAAAATTGGAGATGAGGTCACTTCACTCATATCCTTTCAATCAAAAATTAAGTGATTATTGGGCTGATAAAGAGGGAATGTATGATGTTATGGGTACAGGTGGTAAACCAAAAGAATACATTTTAACAAAAGATGACGTTGATTCAACTTACAGTGATTCATCTATTAAACAATCATTTTCAACACCAGAAAACCCTTATGACGAGGGTGATATTCCAGAATATGAAGAAGAAGATATCTAGATAAAAAAGCCCCTTTTTGGGGCTTTTTTTATTTAGAATTGTTCCGTACTTGCAACATTGAAAAATGTGTAGTATATTTGCATTCTATAGTTAAAATAGGCTTAAAATAAATCAATATTCTGCTTGACTTTTGTCATATTTTTAGTATATTTGTAACACATAAACTAAGTAAAAATAACATCTACATAAATTTAAAAACAGAGAAAAATGAGTAATGAAAAAACCAGTTTGCAAGCTATTTTAGAACAGTACGAAGCAAACAACAAACCAAAGTATGAGAAAAAATCAGAAAAGGTTTACGACTTAAAAAACTACTTTAACACCTACATTAAAGATGGTGTGAAGTCAGCTACAAAACAAATCAGAATTTTACCTAGTACAAACGGTGGTACACCATTCGTTGAGATGCATGGCCATAAAATTCAAGTTGATGGTGAGTGGAAAACATTCCCTTGCTTGAAACACGAAAAAGATGAAGCATGTCCTTTCTGCGAAGCACGTGAAGCATTGTTATCTACTGGCAGAGAGTCTGATAAAGAACTTGCTAAAAAATACAGTGCAAAGATGATGTACGTTGTTAAAGTTATTGACAGAGAACGCCCAGAAGAAGGTGTTAAATTCTGGAGATTTAACCACGACTATCGTAAAGAGGGTATCTATGACAAAATCATCGGTGTTCTTAACGCTCTTAAAAAGGATGTTACACACCCAGAAACTGGTCGTGACCTTGTGTTAACCATCAATAGAAACCAAACCAATGTGCCAGTTGTATCCGCTGTTGCATCCCTAGACCCTAGTCCGCTTTCAGAAAATGCTGAAGAAGCAAAAGCTTGGTTGTCAGATTCAAGAACTTGGGAAGATGTTTATTCTGTTAGAAGTTACGAGTACTTGGAAATCATTGTAAAAGGTGGTATTCCAGTATGGAGTTCTGAAGATAAGAAATTTATTGACAAAGCTTCTTTGACAGCAACATCTAGCGAAACCGACTCTTTGGAATCTGAATTGACATTGGGTGTTGAAAATGTTAAAGCTGGTATCGTATCAGCTCCGACTGCTCCGACTGCTCCAGTTGAGGTTTCCGCAGAAGAGGAAGGTGATGACCTCCCATTTTAGAATGGTAATTTTAATGTTTTACACACAAAGAAAGGTGAGGAATCGCCTTTTTTTGTTCTAGAATAACAATTTAAATTAATAACATTAAAATGGCGAAGAAACCTACTAAAAAACCTATTGAGAAAAAAGATTTTAACTTAGAAGATTTTAAGAAAACACAAGGGCTCAATTTTACAGTAAAAGAAAAAGAATTAGCATGGATACCGCTTTCAGAAGCGTTCCATGATGCGGTTAAAGTTCCAGGGATTCCAGTTGGATATTTTACTAGTTTTAGAGGATACTCAAACACTGGTAAATCAACTGCGATTTATGAAGGTGTGGCTGGATGTCAAAAATTGGGAATCCTACCGATTATTTATGAAACTGAAGGAAACTGGAATTGGGCACATGCAAAAAATATTGGAGTTCAATTTGAAGAATATGTTGATGAAGAAACTGGAGAATTAAATTATCGTGGTGATTTCATTTTCTTACAAGGTCCAGACCTTTTAAAAATGTACGTTTGTTATGACCATCAACATAGCAAAATGGGTACAAAACCTTTAAGATATGAACCAGTTGTTGAGGACATATCATACCACATGCATACAATATTGGATGCACAACAAGAAGGAAGATTACCAAGAGATGTTGCTTTCTTCTGGGATTCAGTTGGTTCAATAAACTGTTTCAAAGGAGCAACATCAAAAACTACCAACAATCAATGGACTGCTGGTGCTTTGGCCACATGCTTTAAATCACTAATTAATTATAGAATTCCAGCTTCTAGAAGAGAAGATGCGCCTTATACTGCTACATTTGCTGTAGTTCAGCAAATATGGTTAGATAATGAAAACAAAGTTATCAAACATAAGGGTGGTGAAGCGTTCTTTTATTCCCCAAGACTTATCTTCCATTTTGGTGGTATTCTTACACATAGTACTGAAAAATTAAAAGCTATATTTGCTGGTGAAGAGTTTCAGTTCGGTGTTGAAACAAGAATCAGATGTGAAAAGAATCAAGTTAACGGTATTGAACAAAAAGGTAAGATTGCATCAACACCACATGGTTATTGGAACCCAGATAAAATCAATGACTACAAAGAAGAACACAAAGAGTTCATAAAAGCTCATTTGAACACAGAGTATGATGATTTTGTGATTGAAAAAGAAGAAATCGGATTAAGCAAAGAAGACATGATGGCTTAATTTATTGTTTAACCTATTAATAATGAGTTTGTGAATAAAAGACCACCACGTAATGGTGAAAAAATAATAAAGAAACAAAATACACTTTTGGTAGACGGAAATGCCCTATTTAAAGTAGGGTATTTCGGTGCCAAAGGAGAATACAACAGTAGTGGTGAACACATTGGTGGTTTGTATTCATTCCTCACTATTTTACGAAAAATCTTAACAGATGACCTTTACCATAAGGTTTATGTTTTCTGGGATGGAAACTATAGCGGAAAGCTAAGATACGAAATATACGAACCATACAAAAGTGGCCGTGGTAAAGATTATATAAACGGCACCCAACCAATAGAACTATCTGAACTAAAACAGAGAAAGATGGTTTGGGACTATTTAAACGAAATGTATGTTAGACAGTTAAAACATGAAGTTATTGAAAGTGATGACTTCATAGCGTACTATTGTTTAAATAAAAAGGAAAACGAACAAATTACAATTGTGTCGACAGATAGAGACTTTTTGCAGTTAATATCTGAAGAAATAAGAATTTATTTTATAGATTTAAAAGAATACGTTGGTTTAACCAATTATTCTTCGTACTTTTGCCATCACAAAGATAATTCTGTTCTTATAAAAACCATGATTGGAGATGTTAGTGATAGCATAAAAGGCATCAAAGGTTTAGGCGAGACAAAATTACTTTCTTTATTTCCAGATTTAAAACAACGTAAACTAAGTGTAGATGACGTAATCCAAGAAGCAAAAAGGTTACAAAGTGATAGAGTAACCAACAAACAGAAACCTCTTACAATCCTAGATAATATCATAAACAAGGTTACAGATGGTGTTCAAAAAGACAAGATTTATGAGATTAATGATAGGCTGGTAAACTTGTCAAGACCAATGTTAACTGAAAACGGTGTAATAGAATTAAAACATTTGATAGACGGAACCCTTGACTCATCGGGTAGAGACCTCAAAAATGTTTTTATCATGATGAAAAGAGATGGGTTAGACAAAGCATTAGGTGAGACTAGGTACGCTACCTTTTTAGAACCATTTAAAAAACTAATAGACAGAGAAAACAATTTTTAACATTTAAATTTAAATTATGACAAACACAAAAGTAAACACAGGAACATTTGACCAAAAGAAAGTTGAAGAACAACGTTTTGAATTCGTTCTTTACATAAACAATCATATTATCTGCCAAAGGTATTTTAACATTCGTGATTTTAACGAAAATAGTATTGGCTCGTGGGAGATGAAAGAATTGATGGATGCTATTTGCGGAATGAACAATGGTTATCATGGTAGCATGGGTATCATACCTAACTATTTGAAAAATAAATCGAAGGATTATCTTTGGAATAACTACAACCCTTATTTTGTTCAACCAGACCAAGAACCTAGAAACATTTTCGAAAAAATTGATGACTTTCAGTTTGAGATTAAGATAGATAAGAAAAGTGTTGCAAAATCAGTGTTTTCTGGTAATTATTTTCCCCCAAAAGTACGTTATGCTGTGGTTATAAAAGAAATTATACCAGTTATAATGTTTGAGATTAGAGATTCATTAAGCAAAAAAAAATATAACAAAGTGGTTGCCTAAGCGACTACTTTGTGATATTTATCCATAACAACGTTTTTAAAGATAAAAAAAAAAAAATGGCGAAAATAGATAGAGATAGTTTGGGTTATTTGGGTTTAGACTATGAGTTTAGACTAATGGCTCAATTACTTACGGATAATAGATTTGCCAATTCAATTGTTGATATTGTA